ATACCATTGAACCAACTTCATTCTCTAATGTAAATTGATGAGCTAATAAATCTAAACTATATTTGTCTTCAGCAGCATCTATTCCACCAACACCTGTATTCAATTCTTCTGAACTATATTCCCATCTAGTACATACTAGTTTGTAAACAGGTAATTGTCCTAATTGAAAGAACGGCTCTTGGTCTTGTACGAACTGTATCTCAAAAAAACTATTCATCAAAGGCATATAAATTATATCGCCTTCGTTTGGTCTACCTTCAGCAATCAATGTAGCTTTTTCATCTACTGCTTGATTAAATCTTCTTTTAGAGATCATAAAGGTTGTATCTTCTCTAATCTCTAAACCAAACTTATTAACTATTTCTTGTTCACCAGCAAAGCCTTCAGTTGTTTCCATATACGCTTCAAGTAAAAGCGCAGATGAAAATTTAGACAACATATCTTCGCCTAAAATTAAGTCTCTGTTAACGAGTGTCCGTGGTAAGTAATAAACATCTTGGCCATATATTTTTAGGCCTTCAATGATTAAATCTTCGTAAAGTCTTTTTTCGGATTGATTGCCGATACCCTTACCATCTTGGAAATAGTGATTAACTGGCATGGCATTATCCTATCATCATTGCTGGATTTAATTCGTAAGTAGTTCTTAATTCTGTTTCTAATTTTTCTATATCAGATAAAGCTTCTGAAAATATTTGTTGACCATTTAATGTAACTCCACCTAACATAGCAACACCATTAAATTTAGATAGATTAGCGCCCCATTGTTTTTTGAATAAAGCTGTTACATATCTTTTTAAAAATAGATCATCATTAACATCTGTAAAAGTAGTTGGGTCTAATTTTCTATAACACTCAATAACTAGATACTCACCAACCTGTAAATCATTCTTCCAATCCATATCAATGTATAGTCTATTATCGTTTTGATTAAATCTCATAGGTTTTTCACCAACAAGTATATGATCTAAAAAGTCTAAATGTCTTAATACATTGTCATAGTTAATAATAGAAGTAGAAGAAAAGTCGTATAGATCATTTAATCTTAATTGGTATCTAACATCAAATAAGTTTAAATTACCTTTACTTGAAAAGGGTAATACATTAATTACAGAGATGACACTTTCAGGTACAACTAAAAAACCTTGTCCCTCTTTCCAATTTGTAGTAACAGAATTTTTAGCTTGTGATTCAACTGAACCATCTACTGTCATTCTATTGTAATCATCTTGTGTGTATTGATACTTTAAATATGTTCTTCTAATACCATCATAATGATATTGTGCGTAATATTGATATGCCTCGTCTAGTCTATCTTCTAGTTGGTCATCATCAACGTTTATATCAATCACAGGTTTCCCTAGCGCTCTTAAAGCGTATTGTTTTAATGTTTCTCTTGTTGATGGTTTAGCCATTGTTATCTCTTTTCCCTACTATTTATAAACTATCCTAGTGCCACAGCTTGCGCTATAGCGAATGCAGGTGTTGTTTTTGTATCTATTTGTGCTTGAATAGCACTTGTAACACCATCTGTGTAATTTAACTCGGTAGCTGTTGCTGTGACTGCTACATCTTCATTGATTTTAGGACTAGTTAAAGTCTTGTTTGTAAGTGTTTGTGTACTAGTTAATAATGTGATAGCAGCTGTATTTGATAAATCTGTTGACGCTATATTGATAGCACTTGATCCATCAAATGATTGTCCAGCAATATTAACTGCTGATGCTAATGCTGTAGCTGTATCAGCGTTACCTGTAACAGCGCCGGTTACATTACCCTCTATATTGGCAAGTAGTGTACCTGTTGTTATAGTTAAGTTACCAGTTGAAGCTCCTGTAAATGTACCTACACCTACTTTAAATTTGTCTTCGCTTTCATCATAACCTATAAATGCGTTACTTTCATTTCCTCTTTCTATAACTATACCAGCGTCACCTGAAGGTGTTCCTGTTGTTCCATTAGCTAGTTCATAAAGTTTATCAGTAATTACTGTATTTGTAGATGATAAAGTTGTGGTATCACCACTAACTGTAAAGTTACCTGCAACTGTTAAATTACCAGCAACACTTAATCCATCACCATCTCCAATTTCTACAACTGTAGAATCTACTGACTTGATTACATTACCAGCAATATTAATTGAACCAGCAGTAATATCAGTTATGCCAGCAAGTGTTGTTGCTGTAGCTCCTAAAGCTATTGAAGTTGATCCTACTGTTACACTTGAATTTGAAAGTTTAGCGTTTGCTATTGAACCACCTAATTGAGCATTTGTAATTGTACCAACTAAAGAAGAAGTAGGATAATCTGTTGCGTCAGATAAATTGAATGCGGGTGTAGTGTCACTAGCTCCTAAAGCTACACTAACACCACCAAAGGATACACTTGAATTAGTTAGTGACCCATTACCTATATTAGATAATGTGTTAGTTGAACCACTTATACTTTTATTTGTTAATGTATCAGTAGATGTTTCTGTTACAACATTTCCGTCAGCACTTATAGAAACTTTATTATCTGTTACGGTTGTGGTTAAACCATTGCCACCTTCAAATATTAATGTTTCACCTAAGTTTATAACATCTGAAGTAGAAGAATCATCTCTGATTGTAATTGATGAATTGGATAATTTATCATTACCAATACTACCAGCAAGTTTTCCCGCAGCAATAGAACCAGTTAGTTGATCGTTAGTAATAGTACCGACTAAAGAAGAAGTAGGATAAGAAGTTGCGTTAGTTAAATCAAACGCTGGAGTAGCATTTGAAGCTCCTAGAGCTACTGAAACCCCACCAAAGGATACACTTGAATTTGAAAGTTTAGCGTTAGTAATAGAACCAGCTAATTGATCGTTAGTAATAGTACCAACTAAAGAAGAAGTTGGATAATTTGTTGCATCTGATAAGTCTAACGCTGGTGTAGTATCACTAGCACCTAAAGCAACTGTAACGCCACCAAAGTTTACATTTGAATTTGTTAATGAAGAATTAGCAATATTAGATAATGTGTTAGTTGAACCTGAAATTGATTTGTTAGTTAATGTATCAGTAGATGTCTCAGTAACAACTCCACCATCAGTAGCAATAGTCAATGTATTACCTGATATTGATGTTGTAACTCCTGATCCACCAGCAACAACTAAAGTTTCTCCTAAGTTAATATCATCTGTTGTAGAAGAATCATCTCTAATTGTAATTTTAGAATTAGCTATATTAGCATTTGTAATCCCAGCACTACCAGATAACATTGAGTTAGTTATATTTGATAATGTGTTATTAGAAGCGTTAATAGTTTTGTTTGTAAGTGTTGTAGATACGTCTTTTATAGCAGCGTCTATTTGAGATAGAGTTGCTCTACCCTCAGTGCCACCATCTGACACCATAAATTGATCGGAGGCTTCTAATGTTTGTGAGGTTAAATTAGTTGCTGTATCTATATTAATAATAGCTTCTACTGCACCAAACTCTAACGCTGTTGCGCCTGAATTTACTTTTAATACCTGACCCGCTGATCCAATAGATAACGCAACACCTGTACCACCGTGATCTAAACCTACCGTTTCACCTGTTTGAAACTCGGCTAATCCTGTAGCAACATTACTGTCATTAAAGACCGTTCGTATTGGTTTTTTGTTTGCCATAATTCTCTCTCTTATCTATTTATTAAAATTGAAATAGTGTGATATTACTATCAGCTAAATTAGCTCCCGTAGATAATGTAAAGGTTTTTGTTCCTGTAAATACAAATTTGTCATCAACCGTAGCATTAAAGTTAAAGTTTGCGTTAGCTGTTGAAAGACCATTTGCGTTTGAAAAGAAAGGTACGACAGTCGCTGATTGTTCAGTACCACCAGATCCTGTCACAGCAACAGCAATTTTATTTGTACCTGCTTTTGAACCCTCAGGTAATGTAGCACCAGTGGCTGCTATATTAATAGTACCAGTTCCATCAGATGAAATAGTTGCACCATCTAGGTTAATAGAGTTAGAAGATAAGTAAATATCTTTCCATCTTTTTGTAGGACTACCTAAATCATATGTATTGGTAACAGATGGTAATATAGTTTGAGCTACAGAAGTTAAATCTAAATCTTGTGAACCAGCTAACTCAACAATACTACCGCTATTATTTACGAATACTTTTTGTTGTGTTGGATTGATACCAACTTCACCATCTTCTAATTGACTTGTAGTAGGACTACCTGAAGCTTCTGTAAATTTTTTAAGTTTTATTTTTAGTGCCATTAATTACCGTCCACTTGGTCTGTAAATTCTAATTTTTTAGTCGTAGAGTTATATGCTAAAAATTTACCATTACCAAGTGAGCTCGTATCAACGTCATCTAAATTCAATAACCTTACTTCACCACCACCTCCGATTGAAGCCATTTGTTTTATGACCATATCTTTGAAGTGTCTAAATTCTAATTGTAGTTTTTGTAGATCAGTGTAAGGAGAGGCTTCTTCTTTTTTAAAGCCTAAACCTGACATTACATTTGCTACATTAGATACTGTGTCTTCTTCAACCTTATGTAGTTTTTCTACAATTGGTTCTAATTCTTCTTGTGATGTTTCACTTTCCGTTTTTTCTTTTGCTGGAGTTTCAACATCATACTTAACTTCCTCAGGATCAAATTCATCTTTTTGTTTTTCAATATTTTCAGCTAGAGTATTTTCAAATTGATCTAGTCTATCAAAGAAACCTTTAAGAGCATTTAGTTTCGTAGAGTCACGCTTAGCAATAATAACATGCTCTCTTTTCGCCTCTGATACTGTACCAAAAAAACTTGATAGGTCTTTTGAAAGATCAATATTTACTCTGGGTGTAAAACGTATCTTTTCTTGTTCTACCTTTTCTTTTTCTTTTGCTACAGAACTAAAAAATTCTTGTAACTCATTCATTATAGTTGTGTAACTCTTGGATTTACTGTAATAATTCCTTTTTGTACAACTTCAACAGTTGAGTCAGCAAGTGTTATCATTACATCATAAACATATCTACCAGCACTAATACTTTTAGTGACTGTATCTGTTAATTGTAATTTGTATATACCTGATGCTGCTGTGACTATTGATGTTGTGAAAGTTGCTGTTAAAGTAGAGGAATCATAAGATGGCCTCATCTGCGCATTAAAAGTACGACCAGATATATCGTAAGCTGTTGATCCGTCTGTTGTGACAGTTAAATTCTTACTAAAATCTGCGCCCTGATCTATAATTAAATTGATATTTTGACTTTGTGTTACGGCCATATAA